GCCTTTCTGTTGTTATGCGAATGTGACCGAGCCGGTGAGGCTGACGGATGCGGTGGCGATTCCGGTGGCCTCGAAGCTGAGGTCGACGGATTCGACGTGCATGGCTGCGCCGGTCCACACGCCGAGCGCGGACTCGACGGCGACGGCGAGGGAGTTGCCCGCGGCGACGGCGGTTTGGAGTGCGTCGTATAGGCCGGTGTTCTCGTCGTAGAGGAACTCGATGCTCATGGTTGAGTTGAGGTCCGTCTGGTCGAATGCGACCGAGTCGAGGGTCTTGGTGCGGGTGATCGTTGGGGTGGTGGTGATCGTTCCCGAGGTTACTTGGCTTTCGTAATGGACGGTGGCGACGTCGACCTTGAACGCGGCCCCGGCTACGGATACTGCGGGCATTTGTTATTCCTTCCAATGCGCCGAGACGTTTATCTCGGTGGTGAGTACGGTCCCTTGGGCCCCGACGTCGTTGAGTTGGGGTGGGTTTACTTGCTCCACGTTCATCGTGGAGGGGATGAGGGAGAGGACGGTGTCGACGGCGTCCTCGATGTCGACGGTTGCGGCCTCGTTGTTGCGGGGGCTTATGACGACGAGCACGCGCCAACGGACCCGGTAGTTGAGGTTTGAGCCGACGCGCTCGGGAATGATCCAGGGCGCGTCGGGGGTAATGACGATGCACGGCGGCTTGGGTACTGCGGGCACGGTTTCGTACACGCGGATGCCGTGGCCCTCGAGGGCGTTGATGAGGGCGGTGCGTGCTTCGGTGCTGAGTGCGGTCATCCGATCATGCCGCCGATCTTGAGGTAGGGGGCGAGGAGCGATTGCACTCGTTTTGTTATCCAGACCGAGAGCCGATACGGTCCGGGCGAGAAGTCCGTGGCTACTGCCTGGCCCCCTGCAGCGGTGCGGGCTTGGAATATCTCCACGCCGACCGAGAGTGCGGCCTCTTTGCACGTTGCGGGCTCGGCGAGCTCCGCGGCGTCGGTGATTAGGGAGCCGACGAGGTCGTTGGCGGCCTCGGCGATTTGGTCGAGGACGTCGTCCATGGGCGCGTCGTAGTCCAGGTCTAGCGCGTCGGCTAGCTCCTGTCCTGTCACTAGTGCCATGGTCGTCGGCTCCCTAATCGTTTTCCGGAGTGGCTTAGGCCTGGTCGTAGATTCCGACGATGCCCGCGGAGATGTACGGCGCGGCTACGGCGTATCCGTAGATGGCCACGTCGCGGCCGAGGTTTCCGGCGACGTCGTTGGTGGCCAGGCGCGGGCCGTCCTCGAGCCAACCGATAGCGGCGCGGTTGGTCACGATCGCGGACTCGGTGTCATCAACTGCGAATTCGCGGGCGAGCACCAACGGGAGACCCATAACGGTCGCCCGGCCGGTGCGGCCGTCGAACACGCCGCCGACATTCTGGACGGGGTAGTTTTGCGCCTGGAAGCTGCTCCACGCGCCGAGCTTCTTCATCACTGCGCTCGAGCAGTAGACGACCTCGGCGGGCTGACCTGTGGCGGTCTCCACGTCGATCGCTGCGGCCCACACGGCCTCGATGAACTTGGAGCCGTCCGAGTCTGCGGAGAAGTCGTAGTCGACTCCGGCGGTGTCGTTGGCCCAAAGTGCGGCCTGGTAGGCGTAGTCCGTTTCCGTGCCGTATGCGCCGAGCATGATGCGCTGGTGCGCGTCGACGTAGCTCGGGTCGGTGCGCTCGATGACCTGGAAGGTAAGGCGGCTACCGGCGGCGTACGTTGCCAGCGTCGCGGTTCCCTTGAGGATGTCGATGTCGACCGAGTTGACTTCGGTGTTTTCCGATGCCTGCACGGCCACAATCGCACTGAGGTCGCCTGTGAAGTACGGCCAATTGACCGTCATTCCTGCGCCAGCTGCGGAGGTTGGTCCACCGATTGCGGAGATGCACGGACGGCCGCGGTCGAGCACGCCCTTGATGTCGCGCATCCACACGGGCGGCACGAGGCCGGGTGCGTCTGCGAGGGTCTGCACGTCGAGGGCGCGGTTCTCGACCTCGCCGGAGTAGACGGCCTTTACGTAGTCGCCGAAGCTGCGGAACTGCTCGAGCGGGTGGGTTGCTTCGCCGGTGTGGACCTTGGCGGCGATGGCGCGGATTTCCTCGCGCACCTCTGCCACGGCTTCCCGGGCTTCGATGTCGACCGAGGCCTGGACCTCGGCGGTGTTGTCCATGGTCTCGGACATTGGTTCTCCTTCTCGAATGTCGCTTACGCCTGCGGTGGCGTAGGCGGGGTAGGGGGTGAGGCTGACCTCGAGGAGCTTGGCCTTGAGGTGTTCGACCTTGTCGCGGGTTTTCGCCCACGCTGACTCGACCGGGTTGAATCCGACCGAGAGTCCTTTGGATGCGCCCATGCGGGCGAGGGTGGCGGCGTCGCGGCCGAGGGTGGTGTTGCCGATCTCGAAGTCGATGTAGAGGCCGTCCTCGCGGTTTTCGGCGTTGGTGATGACGCCGACGGGTTGGTCGTGCCTGTAGGCGAGGGGCTTGCCGATGACGTCCGCGGGGTCGAACGCTTCCCGGGCGAATGACTCCTCGACGCCGCCGAGCTGTGTGGAGTCGCCGTAGGGGACGGCGCGGCCGTAGCCGGTGGCGATGACGTCGCCGGATTGGTCCTCGCGGACCTCGACGACCAGGTCGGTTGTGTATTCGAGTGTTTTCATGTGGTGGGTTCCCTTCCGGGGAGTGCGGTGTAGCTCATGACGCCGAGCTGTGGGAGGTCGAGGATGATTCGGGCCTCGTCCTCGGTGATGACGCCGAGGGGCAGCAGAGTGTTGATGAGGGACGCAAGCTCGAGCGGGTTGGATCGCAGGAATTCGGTGGTATCGAATCGGACCGAGTGGCCGCGGGGTGTGACGTCCTGCATGGATAACCGCTCGCCGATGTTGCGCATGACCGGCGTGAGCGCGGTGTCGAGCAGCTGCCGGTACAGGTCCACGCGGTTGGAGTAGGTGAGCGATGAGCCGGGGACGCCTGCGCCGGTCCAGATGGGGTCGAGGTTTGCCAGGCGGGCGATTTGTATGGCCGCTTGGTTGCGGGCTTGGTCCATCTGCATTTCCGCGGGGTTGATGCCCATCGCGTGCGCTTCGAGGGTGGAGTTGAGGTAGGCCGTGGAGTGATCGGCTCGGGCGGTTTCCCATGCCTCGAGGAGCGCGTCGACCTGGTCGGCCGGTAGGTCCGCGCCGGTGTTTTTGAGCACGACCTGAGCGACGGGGGATTGGGCGTACATGAGGACGGCGGCCTCGAGGGCGGCGGCGGTGTTGATGGCGGCCGCGCCGGTCTTGAGCCATCCGCCTGTGCCGTCGCCGTAGAACTTGATGACGTCGACGGTGGGGACGCGCTGGCCGAGAAGGTAGAACGGGTCCGAGGGCGGGTACACGTTCGGGTCGATGCCGGTGTTACCGGCGTACATATCGGTGACATCCTCCACGCGCATGAGCTGGATGGAGCTGGGGAAGCCTTGCCAATCGCGGGCGGTGACGAGCCAATAGGCGCGGTCATGTAGTAACAGATCGGTAACGGTCCGGGTCATGACGGCGGAGTAGGGGAGCGTGGAGCACGGGCAGACGAGGAAGGGCCGGGCGGCGATGGGTTCGTCGTTGCGGTACTCGCGGAGACCGAATGCGCTAATGGGTGCGGTGTAGGTCTTGAGGGCCTTCACGAGTGCGGGGACTTGCATGGCGGTTTGGCGGCTGATCGCTGAGCCGTTGGCGGCGATGACCGCGGCCATGAGGCTGGAAGCTTCGCGGACGTGCGGAGCCAGGGCATCGCCGGTACGCGCTGCAACACCATCGGCGATAGCTTCTTGACTCCGCACGACGCGGAGCGCACGGGGGAACGCCACGTTACAAGTGTCCCGGGGCCCTAGCACATTTCCGGGGCCGTGCGTGGTATTTCGCGTTTATGCGTGTTGCTTTATTCGTCGGGAGTTTCCCACCATGTGGCAAGGCTGGCGAGGATGTGTGGGGGTCTTTCCGCTTTTGCTCGCTCGAGGAGCACCGAGTAGGGCGCGGCTAACTCGACAATCTGAGGTCGATAACGCTTGTAAAGCTTGAGTGCCTTGTCCGATGGTTTGGCGTGGATGATGTAGGAATCTCCGGTGCGGCAGTAAGCGAGGGCTACGGATACGGCGGCGCGGCGGACTTGAATGGCGGCTCCTCGGATGTGGCCGGGATAGCTGTGGTGTGGCGTGCCTTCGGCGGTTATGGCTAACGCGATCCGGTCGAGGTCGACGACGATGTCGCCGGTTTGGGCGTGCTCTCGAACCCATGTGGATTTGCCCGCGCATGGGGGACCTGTGACGACGTACAGGGTCACGCTCTGCGCCTTGCTCGGATCATTGGCACGGGTCGTGGTGTCTTGGCGGCGTTCCATAGCGCGAACATGACGGCTCGACCGGCATACACTCCGGAGCGGCCCATGGGGGCAGTAAGGACCCATCCGGCCTGGCGGCGGCTGATCGTTGACGCGCCGAAGTGCTCTTGCAGTATTTGGGAGCCGTCGTGCCGGATCGCTTTCTGGTCGAATAGGTCGAGGAGAGTTTGGGTGGCGGCGGCGGCTTCGCGCTGGCCGACGAGGGTGTCGAATCGTTGCTCGAGCCGGTCGACGTACCCGGGCGTTACGGCGACGTGCAGCTGGGGGTGGGCAGCGCGGATCGCGGCGAGCTGCTCGTCGGCTTCCTTGATTGTCCGGTGGGTAGTCACTCGGATAACGAATTGGTCACGGTCACGGGCGGCGATTGCTACGGCGTGGCCCATGCCGTCGAAGTCGGATTCGATTGCTACGGACCATTCGCCGTCGGCTGGCAGCTCGATGCTGGGGTCGAGGGTGTCATTCCACCATGAATCGCGGAGCCAATGATCGGACCGGATGACCCATTGGTTTAGGTACTCGCGCCGCCAAGCTGATTCTTCGACGTTGTTCCATTGTTGCCGTAGGAAGGCTTCGCGCTTGGTATTCCATTCGGGGCTTGCCCATTGCCAAGTGTCTACCTCGTTGGGGTCCGCTTCGGCGGGGGCTGACCATTCCAGAAGTAAGACCGAGCCGGGATCGTCGGCCTCGAGCTTATCTAGGGCGCGTTGCCGGTAGGCGGTCATGAGGTCGGAGGTGGAGTCGCCCGCGGTACTTACGAGCCATAATTGCGGCTGGTTGCGTTCGGCCATGGTGGGCGCGAGGGAATCATCGACGACCGACCGTTTGACCTTCCAGGCTTCGTCGACGAACACCATGGACACGGAGTAGCCGACGCCGGCCGAATCGTTGGCGGCGTGGATGAGCCATCGGTCTCCGCTAGGTATCTCGATGCCTGCGTTTTCGTTTCCCCACCGGGTGGCCTTTTTGCCGTACGTCTCTACGGCCCACATGCCCGCGGGCCTCATCACTTCCATAGCTGTTGATCGCTTGTTGGCTACGTGCAGGATGGTCTGGGTTTCCTCGAAGTGTTGCGAGTGATGCAGCCGCCATAGGCAGACCGCACGGGAGAGAACGGACTTCCCGCTTTGTCTCCCTACCGTAATAATGACCGTCGACCAGATGAGATGACCGTCGGCGTCGTACTCGAGGGCTCGGTCCAGCGCGTACCTTTGCCAACCTCGAAGCTCGAGGCCGACGTGGGATTTGAGCCACTCTGAAGCCTCTCCACCCCAAGTCCCCGTTGCGCGTTTGGATGTAACAGTTTGCAGACGGGGCAATATGTAACCGTTTGCATGAAACTGCGGCGAGTGGGTAATTGTCCGTTTTGCCCTGGTTTTTTTTGGGGGATACGCCGG